CAAGTCTAACAATTCCGAGTTTTTAACTGCCATTTTTCATTCTCCTTTATCTTACAGATTTACCCCCTCCACTCTTTTTAAGTCTCCTAAGCGTTCTTCTTTGTAACCATCCGTCACGCTTCTTAGGATCCTTCGGAGGTTTGTCATCATCGTCAACATCCTTGAGTTTCTTAGTTTTAGTAGATTTTACTGTCAATCCTTTATTACGTTTTTTAATCTTCTTTCCTATATCTTCCCTGATACTTTTTTCTCGTACCTTGTCCCCGACTATCATGTGGGCACGTTCGAGGGCTTCATCATAAGAAATGGATTTACCTCGAAGTTCAAATCCTGCAAAAATAGAATCTGCTTCTTCTATAACAGAAGTCCTACTTTTTAACTGTTCGCCGGTTAAAACCATATTCCACCTTTGACCACGTTCGGTCTTACCATAGAATTGATCGTAACCAGTTTTGGATTTGGCTTCAAAGAAATTCTGCATCTTTTCAATCAGAACCGTTTCTTCCTGCGAAGCTTGTTCTGAAGTCGCATTTTGTGACTTCATATCCTGTATAGCATCGAACATCTGCTCCATCTGACCATCCTGGGCCTGGAGGACTTTAAATAGTTCCTCCGGTACATCATCTCCATATTCTTTTTTTATGGACTCTATGTCCAACTTTTTATACGCTGGCTTACCATCTTTGTTATTCCCCTTCAGATCTTCTTGCATTTGCTTACGTCGTTGACGTGCAAAATCAGCAGCCTGTTGAGAAATGAAGTTAGTAGCCTCATACATCTTATCAAATGTCTTCTTAGCGAGTGATTCATCCTTCTGCCAGAACTCTACGATCTCTTCTTCAGACCAACCCTGATGTTTTGCTGCACTTACTAAGTTATCTGGAATAACAACCTCGTCCTTCTCTTCTACATCACCACCTTCGCCCTTATCTTCATCTTCATCTTCATCTTCGTCCTTATCTTCATCCTCATCCTTGTCCTCATCTTCTAACTCTTCTTTCTCTTCTACATCGCCGTCTTCATCATTGTCTTCATCACCAGTCAAACCGAGTTTATCCAACCTGTCTTCAACTGAAGTCAGTACCTCTTCACTCGTCTCTGCTTCGTAATCTTCTTTCACTTTGTCATTTAAAAAATCTGGCATCTTACTTTCCCTTCTAAAAAATATGGTAAGGTACTATATTAGTAGCTGCATCTTTTTAGAAACAGTCTCACGCTATTCGTTTTCCTTTTTTCTTTTTTCCAGGAGCTTTAACGAACCCCGTCTCTTTAAGATAATTTTCGTGATCCCGGTAGTTATCGAAGACCGGCTGGCCCTCTGGAGTCATTTTTATATTAGGAAACATTTTCTTATGTTCCTCGATCTGGGACATTGATACAGCAAGACTGTCACTTACTATTGGCCTGCTATAATCACGCCCGTCGTGCCCGTGTGGACAGGATATTTTACGTTTCATATTATTCCCACACAACGGGCAATCATAAGAAGCATCCCTGTCTTCCACTTTGCAAAATAAAGCGTCTTCATGTCCACACACACTACACTTAAATTCATAAAGTATCATAGACTATCCTACATCCAAGTTACTTCTCCTGGCCCCTTGAGACATAGCTGATGTCTCCTGGGCCATTCGATTAGATTCTTGTTTCTGATTCATAACGTTTCCACCTACGGGGAACCCGCCATTCTGTTGAACCCCCGCAGCCGATCCGAGTTGACCCTGACCAGCATTCTTGGATCCAAGCTGCATCATAATCTCAAGTTTCTTTTGGTATTCGGGATCATCAAACCATTCCATAACAACATCGGCAATATCCAATTCTTCAGCGGTATCAGTTATAGATTTCTGTAAATTAAACGCCACACCCATTTGCATAGCCGTTTGAGCAGCTATAACAAGGTTAGGTACAACAGTAGTAGCAAACTCAATCACCCGTTTAGTTTTAATCATAGGATCAAGACGACCCATAGATTTAGCTTGGATTTTGAAATTATACTCTAAGAAGTCACCCTCGATCTGTTCAGGAGTAAGCCACATCTGAATTTCTTGTCTTCCACTTTCTCGTTGCGTTTTAGGTATCTTTAGCAGCGGATCTGTCCACAGATACCAGGCGTCACTCTTAGATACTCCGGCAGCGGCATCATAAACTATATCACGCATATCATTAATAGTAACGTTAGAATTAGCTTGAAGAATTTCTGCCTGGGTAGCAGTTTCCGCATCTGAAGCCAACCCTGCTATTTGATCGGGGTTACCGGCTACATAATTATACCAAGAGGCCAGTTGGCCGAGCATCTTAACGCTATCAGGATTAGGACCACCGAGTGACTTATCCATAACTCTATCTGGGTTCTCACACATAATAGCTTCAGTTGATCCATCCGAATCCAGCATATCTTGAACCGTATCAGCTATCATTGGATGATAAAGAATGAAATCTTTTTGACTATCAGCTTGATCCATTATCTTTCGAGCTAAACGATTTACTATTATATGTAAATCATACCATATTCCTACAGGAGCAACAGGCAGTGGATTATTTGGTATAGGCTGACTAAATGAAAGAAAATGATAGGGGCCGTTCTCCGGGCCATAATATTCTTTTACACCTATGAAACTCTCAAATTTAGTAATCCGGGGATCCGGCATATAAACTATACTTCGAGACGCTGGTACATAAAGTTTCAGAAATTGTACTATATCTTCTAAGTCCTGAACCTCGTGATGTTGTCGTTCCTTAGTCAACATCTCTACTTTCTCATCCTGGCTGATCAACGAACTATCTGTTCCCACTTTGGGTAGTCTGTCTATCAAATCGTGATCCAGCCCCTCGATGCCATATAATTCACTTCTTGGACAAGTGACTATATGACCCATGAACCACGCTTCATCCAGATCATTACACATGGGATCAATAACAAAATCATCAAGGTCTATAATCTGATGAAATATTCTTCCGGGATCGACCCATATATCTTGTTCTATCCCGACCAGATTATCTGAAGTAGCAAGACCGACCTCCATTATACCTATAGAAAAAATAGCATCGACTATCCACGCCCTTATATCGTCTTTCAGTTTTACCTCTTCATGTAAAGTATTGAGACCGTGACTAAGCATATCCGCTGTCACTTTATGATCTAAGATCTCGGTTGTAACTTTATTTATACCAGTTTTCATTACAAGATTAGGTACAAGAGCACGAATAGTAGAAAAAAGTAAATTAATCGGAGCGTTCTCACTCCCTGTTCCCCCTGCGTAACGCCCACAATATTCTTTTATGAATGTTGCACGTCGTTTTCTATAACTTTTGATGCGATCAAAGCCCTCTTTTACCGCATTCTGGAATTTCATTGGATCAGCTTCAATTAGCATCGAGTATTAACTCCTGTCGCCAAGTTTTTTTATTCTTATTTTTGCGTTTACGCATAAACTTTTTCTTTCTAAACGCAAAACTATGATACGGTGCCGTTACTCCATCGTGTTTTGATTTAGGAAGCCTGGTGTCTTCCAAAGTTAAGGCATCCGCCATTACTATGTCACCATGTAGCAACCTCGCAGATGAACTCTCATACACCAATTCAGAGGGACCACATCCGCCACCTGGAAAATCTATATATAATTTCGCTTGTTCAAGCCCTTTCTTATCAGGATTTATATATCCACCATGAGCAAGTAACCTATTATATAAAGCCAGTAACTCATATTTAGACTGTGGACTATTATGCCAGCCATATCGTTCGAGGTCCTTAGAACTTTGTCCCCCCGTTTGACCTGAACGCTTGTAACTATAATAATATGGATACTTAAAGGTTTCTACAAGTATGCGACCTAAATCCCACCCCGGTCCGTTTTTCTCCCACTTGAGGAACGGTAAGTTTCTTGGATTTGTTCCACCACACCATAATGCCACAGCAACAACAATTCGTGCAAATTCATAGGGTGGAGTATTCGCACAGGACCATCGTGCGATTTTTCGTCCATCTTCTTTACACTTGATACTGATAACTGATTCTGAGGCTCCTTGCCCTTTAGAAGTATCAATGCCGAAAATATATTGTTTTGATTGATCTGGCCGTCCATCAATAAGGTTGGTCCATACATGAAGTTTACCCTCACTTGCTTTACAAAAGCTTATAGCTTCAAGATATTCTTTACCATTTTTATTTGACTGAAGATATTTATAAATCTCTTTCGACACCTTACTATCTGGAATATCTTTTTTTAATATAACATTTAAACGACATTTTGGTTTCTTAGCAAACAGAGCAATATGTTTATCAATGTTTGGAATTGTAAAGGTAGTGTCACCGGCCTCTATATCTTCAGCCAAAACTTCCTGGGCCATTTCTTTTGGGCTTCTAACCTTTTCTTCAGCATTGAACCAGGGCGAACGAATATGATAATGACCGAGTTCGTCTTCAGTTATATACCTGTCACGACCTTTTTCTGGATGATTATAAAACATCAAAGGCAAAACTTTAATCTGACCAGATTTCTTCCACCGGCTATATTCTGTTCCTGCCCCAAAAGGAGTAGAATTAACTATTCTAAATGGGGTTACATCTCTTGTAGCTGAACGTATCTCTTGTCCGTTTTGCACCTTTGCAAATTCGTCAAGAAACAAAATCTTACAACGGCCACCTGACAACGCTACAGAAGTTGTAGCTTCACCGGCTATTGTGGAGCCGTTTAACATATTCTTAATTTCGAGTTTGGTTCGACTGCCCCTACCCCTCATCATTACACCAGGAGGACGCATCCATTCCGGCAACCACTTATTAATATAGTCATGTTTCCATAAAAGCGAATCAGAGTTACCGTCTACAAGTCTCTCGTTACGTGACATCTCACGTATTTCACATCCACTTTCAAATAACCATTTGTGGTGTATGAAAGCAAGACATATCCAACTCGCCCCCATGTCTCGCGTTTTATCAACAAGTCTGCCTTTACCTTCTTTGTAACCTAATTCCAATTCTTTTAATACATCATCCTGAACCGGCCAAGTTACAAACGGCCAATCAACTATCTCCGCAGGAATAGGTTCGTGTGTTTTTGGATCAATATCAAACTGATGATATGTCCAGCAAAAAGCGTTAATCCAAAAGTAGATACTTTCTTTAGACGCCGCCAGCAAGTCTTTACGAAGTATAGGGTCTATCTCCGCTTCACGAAGAAGTTTCTCTCTCCACATTTCGTTTTCTTCACGTCGCTTGGGTATAATTAGACCCGTGACTGGGTCTTTATACTTCACCGGATATTGAAGCGGTGTAGAGAACTCAGGTTTTTGTGATAATCCGCTCATTTATTTCCCATTATAAGTTACTATACCCGGCCACCTCATTATTAAAAATACGCTACTCGTCTTTATCACCCCGTTTTCGTAAACAAAGCCTTGCCAAGAACCATATTTATTGAAATTAAAATCCAAATAATATCCTCCACGCCCTACTTCAATAAATTCAAACGGTCCCGACTCTTCATTATCAGGATTATAAAAATATATCGTTACTGTCAATCCTGTTTGAAAAGCAGTAGTTCTATAACGCAATCTACTAATACCATATGGATACCAAGAAGCCACACTTTATTCAACCAAGCATCGGAGGGGAAACAATATCACTTGTTTTAGCAACACCATAATCTGTAAGTGCTTGATCTGCTTCTGCTTTTACTTCCACAGAAGAAACATCATTAAGATTTCCTACAGACTCCCCTATCGAATCAACATTATGACTTACTACGCCATACTGTTTTACAATCCTACCGGGTTTAGTTACACTATCTGTTACTGTTCGCCACGTTCCTACTACATCCGGTGTAAAAGACCCTACATATTCTCCGGGTATGCCAGCGTTCTCAGTAAGAACTACATCTGGGAAATCTACTGCATCAAGACTTTCAGTTTCATCAAGTATTTGAGTAGTCACATCAACTAAACCAGTTGTTGCTCCAGAAGCTTGATACGTTATTTTAATTGGTTCTCCAACTTTATAAGTTCCTTGCATACTATTACCCTCTTTCACGCCACCATTGCAGGGGCAGTTAATATATGTTCAATATCCCTTACAACTACATATTGTCTTATCGCAGTTCCCCCAAGACTATCCGCAATATGGACAGTCCAAGTACCAATGGTATCAGGAATTAACTCTTTGCGATACATTGATCCACCCACTAATGGAATCTCATCAAAAAGTACATCTGGATAATTTACAATATCTTTATCTCCTGTTTCATCGAGTATTTCCATTCCAACAGTTAAACCAGCGGTACCCCCCGCTGGTTGATATTCTACTCTAATAGGTTTGTTTACTATATAATACATCATTTTTTATTCACGCTAACTTATTCAACCTCTGTTTATTCTTTTCAGAAATCCTATCAGGTATAGAAATCTGATCGCCGGGTTTGCTTACTGTACCAACTCTACCCTCGGTTCTATCTATAATGAGTTCGATCATTGCTTTATCAGGCGGCGGTTTCTTCATCTTACCTGTTTTCTTATCTTCTTCTTGATAGGTGCCCAATGCCCGTGCCCAAATTTGTCGAGCAAGGGCCTCTGCCTTTGTCACTATTATAACATCCACCGCATCAGGATCATCTATAGCTACCTTTTCAGTGGCTACCTGTTTAATGTATTCCGACACCAGCTTCTTAAAACGTTGTTCATCTGCTCGTTTCATTCTGGTATATCCGCGGTAACTTTTTCCTCATTACCTTCAAACTGATACCTATCCATTATAAACATCCGCCTTATGTGCTCGATGTCAGATAAAAATAAATCACAGGGCATAGAACAGTTAAGCACAGGACTGTACCCACCAACGAGTATTCCTCTGACAACACCATCCGTAGTAAATATAGCACCACCGCTGTTTCCAGGATGAGCCGCACTATCCGATGTGAAAGCAATTTTCCAACCATAGGGTTCTCCAGTCCACCAATTAATTTCATCCCAATTTCTATTCAAACCGGATATAATTCCTCTCGATACCGAATTGAAGTTTATATCTCCATATGGAGAGCCAACTATGAAAACATCCTGTCCTAACTTACAATCTTTAATGCTACCAACCTTTGCAATAAGCCTATCAGGTATCTCTTGTTCAACCCATATAAAACCTACATCGTGCTCTTTATCAGATACAGCTTTCTTGGCGTGAAATTTTGTGCCATCATTACATGTAATTACAAAATTTTCAACGCCTTCCACAACATGTCTTGCCGTGCATATAATATGTTTATCAATAATAAATCCACTGCCTTGCCATTGCGGACATCCAACATGCACAACCGACTTAACAGATCGTGCTACTATATCTGTAAAGTTTGGTTCTCTTCTGACAATATTTACAGTAACTGATTTGTTTGATGCTAAATGCAAAACGGAATCATTAATAAAATCAATGCTTCTCGAATTATAACCAATAACTTGGTAATTAGAAAACATACATACAGATAGCAAAACAATTACTAAACCATAAGTAACACGTCTCATTTCTTCTCCTTCTTCAGATAAGTTTTGCTTCCATAAATCAATTCCTTGAGTCTACGCCGGGTCTTCTTAATTAAGTTCTCTTCTGCTGTAAGTTTCTTTTTGGGTTTAACCCTGCTCACCTCTATAGCTTTATCCATAGCTTTCTGGAGAGTTTGTTTCTTACGAGTCTCTTTTTCAAGGGTACGTCTAAAAGCTCTACTCTTAACGCCCATCACAACCTCGCTAACAAATGTATATCATCAGCAGAAGTTCCATAGAATCTCAATCGGTTACAGTTGGTAACAAAAAACTCCTGTGACATCGTTGAACTAATCAAGTAACCATTGGTGTCACCATCCCTATCA